GACATTTCCTGTACGTTTTTCCCGATCTCGAAAATCACCGCATCGCCGGACTCACAACGTCCGAAATGGATGATGTTTTCAGTCACCCAGCATTCGCAATCCCATTTCTTTGCCATAGAGAAGCAGGCGTCAAGGATGTTGATGTTGTCATAAGTCATCAGTAGCGCCTTATTCTCTACAGTGCTGTCAATGGAGAAAACAAAATCTTGTCCTTTGTATTTGTAACCAAGAGCTTTTAAATTTCTAAGGACTATACCGGCTTGAACATCAAGTGAAGCGGTGAGATTCCAGGACGCTTCCTGCCCGGCCACTTCGGGGGTATATTTAAAGATTTTGTTTTTCCATTTCCAGTAGTGGGCGTCAAGCTGCAACTCATAGTCGTAGCCTGCGTTATCGGTGTTGAATACCGGCTTCTGCAAGTCGCACACCTCGAACAGCCCGAAGTCGCACTCCACGTATGAACCAAGTTTGAAGAATATAGGACTCTCCAAGGAGAACTTTAACGTGATGTAGTCCTCCTTCATAAGAGTAAACTTACGCTTGCAGCCTTCATTGGGAAGGGTAGTAAGCAGGATAGCACCGGATATGTCTTTGATGTCGATTTGTTCCACGTCTTCAAAGTTCGGAGATAAAAAAAAGAGTGCCCAATTTTGAGCACTCATATACGCAACAATCTCTCTATTGTTGGAATTTAATTTCTGTTTGCCGGATTCGGTTCGTTGAACTTGGCTGAAATTTTTCCGAAAGTTCGGTCTAAACTCTGTGCGTAAGTGACACTCTTGCCAGTATAAATAAGATGGTAAACTTCGCTACTATTAGCCGGGATTTGAATATCAATCTTGCCTTTATAAAGCTCATCGAAGAAAGCTTTTTTCTTTGATTGATAATCGGACTGGGAATTTCCTTCAATTGTAAAAGAAAGTGTTATTTCCCTCTCATCGACTTTAGGATTATTGATTATCACACGTTTTCCATGTTCTAACCGGGACTTATTCTCTATAAATTCTTTCATGGGTGATGATGCACCAAGTACATCAAGAAACCCATCTCCCATTCTCACACCCCATGTTGTATAAGCGTTTTCGCCATTAATTAATAATTCATTCATAAACTATAATTTTGCTGTATTCTTTTTAACTTCTGCTATATCTCTTTGCATCTGTTGAATAGGTTTGACGATTGCCCCTGTATTTTCTGAAATCTGTACCAATTCAAGATAGGATTGCGCTATCAAATCCCGCGTATCATCAGCAATATTTCTTGTTTCCGTATTTATGGAAAGTAGAGCATCTGCTTTTACTGTTAGTAGATTAAGTGATTGAGATTGAATGGTAGATTGATTCTTTATCTCTTCTCCTGCAATCTGCAATGCTGTAAACCTACCGCTTAATTCTCCTGCATCTTCATGTGTCATTTCAGTACCGAACCCTCTGGAAGTTGAAGGTTGGGATGTTGATTCTTGCGAAATCTTGTCATATCCGGTGGCTGCGGCAAGCTCGTCACGGAGCTTCATCGCTTCTTCAATGTAGCCCATATACTCGCTGTTCAACGCATTTCTTTCGGATTCCGTCAAAGAACCATCCTCCATACCCTTTGCAAACTTCTCATACCACTTCTTTAGCTTGTCCTGATAAAGTGTGCCTATCTGCTCGGAGAGCATAGCTTGCATGAAGTATTCCGAAACATCCTCGGCTGCATCTTTGGACGACGCTTTCATGTCCATAAGGGTATCTATGAAATTACTGTACACACCATCGAATGTGGTTTGTGTAAGCTGCTCGTTTATCTGATTATGGATTTCCTCAATACGTTCCTCCCCCTCGATAATCTTATCAAGATAATCTCTCACATCGCCATCTAATTTAGCCCAAAAAGTAGGTGCTTCTGACTTTAGTTTCTCCAACTGTTCAGTAGTCAGGTCAAACAATCCCGTCATGCGTCCGGTACCTATAAAATCCTTGGCGTCTTTGACAGACATATCGAGCGCTCTGGCGATGTCCTGCCAGTCGCTTGACGAGGTATTCTTTGCCATGCGCTTGCCAATGGAATGAGAACCGGCAGACGCACCGGAGTTTAATCGTTCACGCCCAAGTATTCTGTACGCCTCAATACTCTTGTTGACAAGTTCAAGAGCCTCTTTGCCTACCTTGTCCGCTTCTGCTCCGTAAGATGTGTTGATGTACTCCAGCTTCTTGTCTATCAGCTCATCCCATATCTCATTGAGTTTGTTATATTCCTCGACCATCTCATTATAGTGGGAATAATCGGCACCACCCAAACCCGGTATTAACCCTCCCAAAGAAATAACAGAAGTCAAAGCCCCTTTAACGGTTTGTAGACTACCGGTGATGATAGACATAGGCTTCATCAAGTCGATATTTCCAAGTCCGTTCAGCATCTCACCAAAACCGGACATTGTTCCTTCCATCCATTCAGGTGTTTTTATACCAAGCGTTTCCATGATACCGATAACTTGATTACCGGCATCGACATATTGCCCTATCTCATTAATTCCTTTATGTAAAGCATCCGTGGCTTCATATAGGGCTTTCTGCTTGCTGTTCTTTGCACTTTCAAGGGTGGCTTTGGCATTCTTCTTTTCTTCATCAGTACCTTCTTCCAAAGCTTTGTTATACGCTTTCTGTGCTTCACGCTGTGCATCCGTGACTTCTTTGAGGGATTTGAAAGAAATAGACATAGTTTCAAAAGAATCACGTTCTGAAACCTTATCATCAATCCGTTCAATAGCATCTACCAGTTCTTTAAGGCTTTCAGGAGATAAATCCTTTTGAGATGATATAAAGTCTTTAAGGTTCGCTTTCAACTTTTTCAAAGTATCAGTAGAAACCTTGTCAAGATTACCAAAGACTTGTTCCCAATTCATATTTTTCTTGAATTGTTCAGCATCAAGTTTGAATATATCTTCATTCTTGATTTCTGTACGCTTCTCAATGCTTCGGTCTATTTGGGCTATTTCACTGGCATCACCTTTGGTTTCCGCTTTCTTACGGGCTTCCTGTAATATTGAAATATCATCATTAAATTTCTTTTCAATGGCAAGACGTTCATCGGCATAAGACAAATAGCGCTCTGCCAAATCCTTATATATCTTTTCATTACTGATAATGGCTGTCTTGTATAGTTCATCATAATAGTTTTGCTCATCATCAGACAGCTTTATATCGGTGGCATTAAAAGACTTGCCTTTATTCTTCGGATTAGCTTCCCATGCAGCGCGAGCATCCTCAACTTTCTTCCGAAAAGCATCTTCTTTTTGTCGGTCAATAGCCTGCATCTCCTTTTCAAAGTTGAGTTCCATTTCAGCGATAGTCTTGGCAGAACCTTCATCCATAGCTTTGATTCGGGCTTCATCAACTTCCATCTGCAAATCTTCGGCAGAACGTTGCTGTTCTAATGATTGCTTATCAAGGAGGGCATTATATTCATCAGTCTGCTTACGAAGTTTCTCGGTTTGATTATCTTGTTTGGTTAATGAACTTCCGGTAATACCGCCCAAATCTTTATAGGCTTTCTCTTTTGATAGCATATCTTCACGGGCCTTTTTTACCTGTTCCGATGTTGCTTGTTGGTCTTTAAGTAATACTTCATAACCTTTCTTTGCTTTTTCCCAATCGGATTTGGCTTTCGCAAGGTCTTGCTGGTAGGTTGAGGTTTTACGTGACTTTAACTCCGATTCAAGTATATCTATTCTACTTTGCAATTCAGATTCAGTAGTCGCACCTTTCAAAGAACCAATGCCTACATTCAAAGAATACCACTTATTATTCTTTCTTGCTTGTTGAAGGCGCTTCATTTCATTCAGTTCTGACTTTATCTGAACATCAGTATTTTTCTTTAAATCAAGTTGCCATTGAGCTAGTTCATCAGAACGGACTTCTTTTTGATAAGCTATGAGAATATTTCTTTCTTCATCTATCTTTGATTTCAAAGTAAATAAAGTTTCATTCCTATATTTGTCAGCAAGTTGTTTCTCTGATTCATTCAAGCTGTTTTTATGAAAATTCGGGTCTTCTCCGAACCTTTTCCATAATCCGATAACCTGTTCGTATTCATCAATTAGTTTTTTAGAGTTGTTGTAATTAATTTTATTCTCTTCTACGTTCCTTTTTCCAGCTTCCTCATTGTATTCTTTCCATAAAGCTATCAAGTCTCTAATATGTCCTTTTTCATCTATGTATTTTTGGAAGAGAGCAGGATATTCATTCTTTATTGCATCCATTGCCTTCACCCTATCCATAGAAGAGGTATATTCATTTTGAAGGGTGGAAATCAATTCTTCAAGCCTTTGTTTATGTTCTTGCTCTTTTTTAATAGACTGTTTCTTTTGCTCGTCAAATCTTTTTTGCGCTTTCTCTGCCGCGGTTGTCGAATCGTGGAAAGCCCACATTGCAGCACCAAGCCCAATAACGGCGGTAGCCAACAAAACATAAGGATTAGTAAGCATTGCAGCGTTTAAAGCTAACTGCGCTTTTCGTGCCAATAAACGGGCATTGGTAAGTCCAATCTCCACAAAGGTATGTTTGCTTTCAGCAGCGGTAACAAGCATCACTGCGGTTCGGTATGTACCATAAGTAACAACAAGTCCAGCCAATACCTTACCAACTGTTTCATAGTTTTGTATTAGATAGGTTGTTGCGCGGTAAGAACCTGCTATAAGTTCTTCATTAGCTTCGCCTATTTCATTTAATTTTTCTTTGATTACTGCATTTTGTTTGTTTCTTTCACCTCTGATTCCAGTGTTTTGCTTTTCAAGCATATTATAGAAACGCCCACCCTCAGATGTTGCAGCCGCAAAAGCGTCTGCAACCATTTCGGAAGAAATGGCGCCTTGCTCCATTTCCTTTTTTAGGACGGCAATGGATTTACCTGTTTTTTCAGAAATAACTTGTAAGGGGTTAAATCCCGCATTAATCATCTGATTCAAATCTTGCCCCATTAATCTTCCGGCAGCAGACATCTGGGCAAAAGCAAGTGTCATAGAGGAAAACTTTTCATTGTTCCCCATAGTTATATCTCCGATACTTTTCAATGTTGGAAGTACCTTCTCTGCATCAACATTAAAACCAAGAAGCGTTTGGGCTGCTCCATAGGTATTCAATCCGCTTTTGATTGAAAGCTCTTTTAACCCTCCAATCATCTCTTTAGCCTTACTTTCTGATTTTAACAATGCTTCAAAAGATTTGCTAACAGAGTCTATTTCTATCCTAACACGGGTGACATCTGAGATAAGAGATTTCAACATAGCAGTGCCTCCGATAACTCCCAACGCCTTTTTCCAAGAAATAGCTATACCGTTGTTAGTTTCTACTACCTGCTTTCCATCATTTTTATAAAGTGCATATTCATCACGGAGTTTTTTTACAGACAGTCGGGCATTTGCCTGTTCCTGAGTAAGCCCAAACAATGCAGCTTTCTCTTCATCAAGAGCTTTCTTAGCAGCATTGTATTCTTCTAACTTGCTATTTGCTGATAACGGATTCCTTTTCAATGCTATACGATAAGCATCCCCAAGTCGTTTTACATCCGCTTCAATATCCTTAACTACCGCTTTTTGAGCAAGAATCTTCTCTGTGAATCCATTCACTACCTGAGAAGCATCGAAGATTTTCCTTTTGAATCCTGTTTCCATCTCTGCTCCAGCTTTGGCTGCATTAGTCACCAACTCATCCAATCTTTGGTTGGATGCAGTAAGTTGGGCATTCAAAGCCTTGAAAGCAGCAGGAGACTGCGTGCCATCCATGCTCATTAACTCTTGTTTTAACTTCACAATTTCATTACGGAGCCTTACAACTTCTTCCCAGTCACTACCTACCTTAAAATATAATTTCGCCATATCTATTTCTTTTTCCTACGATTAGCCAATTCCTTACCACTGATTCTATTCACTTTTTGACCACCATATACTGCGTGTAATTTATCCCGTTGCATCATCAGCAGATTCCGATAAGGGATAATCTCAAACACTTCTGTATAACTCAGATGCAGCGTGTCAATCAAATGGGCTATCTGCCCGAAGAACGTTGCGTTTCCTACTGTTTCGGTTTTGCTGCCAGCATCGACACGTTCCTCATCGAGCTGACACACTGAAAAGCCGAAATATCCATCATAGAGAAACAGACTTCCAAGGCATCTTTGACTTCTTCAAAAGTGCCGTTCTCCAATTCTTTGACCAAACTATCATTCCCGCAGATGAAGCATGAAATACCTTTCAGCATATCTTCAGTAGCTTCAGGAAGCTCTTTAATAGCTTCCATGACATTATCTCCAGTCCTGCCGATATTGGAAAAATGATGAATGGCACGACAGATAATTTTAATTGTAGGAGGTTTAATGGTATAAACCATCCCTCCTATCTCCACATTCATGAAATCCAGCCCTAACAAAGCATCAGAAACCGTTTTTGCTGCTTGATTCATATTCTTAAACTAAAAGGGGGAATGGTATATATCCATCCCCCGGTTATCACTCTTGTGCTTTTACCAATGTTATCTCTTTTTTAAGAGTGGTATCAACTTCAGAAGGAGTGGTTTTAATATCTCCTGACTGAGTGACGTACCCCACTTTCGACACTTCATAGTGAACGGTAGCCCCAGCATTCACCTGCTTTGACTTGACCGTTGCACCGTCCAGCTTTACGGTCGCATCGGAAGGAGTAGGTACAATGGTTACTGTAGTTCATGCCTGCAAAGCTTTAATCTGCCCCTCTTCGTAGTTATACTCAGAAGAAACGCCTTCAATTCCCGGTTCCTGCACCAAGCCTTTTACAGCGATTGCAATTGCCTTATCCGTATTGGCTTCACGGGAAACAATACGGCATTTGGGGAAGATGAACCAGACATCATCATCGGTCAGACAGAACAATGCTTTGTTAATGACCACTTTATCCAAAGCACGCTTCCAACCTACATCTTTAGATGTTGCCTGAATAACATCGCCACCCATGAACGCTTTCTTGGTCTTCCAGTCATATTGTCCGATAGAGAAAGCGGGCGATACTTCTCCCGGCACATCATCGTAACGGTAATTCTTTCCCGTTAATTGGTTCTTGTGCCCAGTGACGGAGGCTTCCGTCTCCTCAATCTGCCACGTTTCCCCGTGTACATTCAAAACCTCATCTTTCGCTTTGATAGCGGCTTGAATCAAAGTCTTTGCGATTTCGGGGGTAATGTCTGCCGTTACCTTATCAATATCGGCAAACAAGATTCTTTTTATTCCTACTGCTGAAATCATAATCCTATAATTTTACATTTATTACTTTAAATAAAATTCTCACATTCACGTAATGGCATTTCAAAGCTGTATCCGCTTCCGTGCCAATTGATTCGATAGAGTAACGATAGGTTGTACCGTCATAGGTACTTACTACATCATCAAGCAGCTTGCCAGCCTTTCTTTCAAGTTCGTTAAGCCGGATTGTGTTCGCTTCATTCTCGCTTAAATTGGGTACACATAGATTCACTTCTGCGAAAGATTTCTTCCAATACTTTCCCGGCTGTTGTTTCTTCGTGTGGATAACGATTCTTTCAGAGGTCAATTCACCCGTCAGCGTTTCCCCGTTGGGTACTATGCTTATTCCGAAAGCCTTGCAATCCCGGTAGAGAATGTTTCCTATGTCGGTAGTTACTATCATCCCAATGCTTTGATACGTTGATTGAGAATGTTCAAATACTCGCCCATATAATCACGCTGTTGCAGAAGCAAATCACGTTGGTGTTCATTTTTTACAACTTCTTCAAACTTGGGAGTATCTACAAAAGCACACAGCTTACTAAACTTTTCGGCTAAATCCTGCTGCTCAATAAGCAAACGGTCAAGGAAAGTATCAGCGCACTTATATGTTTCCTCAAACTCATCTTTAGGAAGCCATGATTCTATATCATTATCATACTTCACATGATAGCCATTTATAGACCGTTCTTCTTTTGTTAGCTTTCCACCTACTGCAATCAAGCATTTTTCGTCAGCTTCGCCCATTTTCATAGGTTCAGCTTCAATCTGTTTTGTTCCAATGTACTTTTTCATTTTTCAAATTCTTCTTTTAATCGTTTCTCCGCATATAAAGCAGCACTACTCAAAACATCATACCCTTTAGATTCTACGAATGATGCGTATTCCGCTTCGTTTTTCAATGTCAAACCGTCTTTATCGACATCGTAATCATTGGACGTTCTCAAAGTGAGTGTGTGGTCTTGATAATCGCCATGTTCCTCCGCGTACTTCACGGCTTCATCGCCTACATCAATCATCTTCTTTTCGACCTCCCATTCTCCTTCATCGAAAAAGGAGTCGACATCTGAGAAATCGAAATCTACATCCATAATTCCGAGTAGTTAAAGTAGTTTGTACTCTTTACCGTGTAGACTTCGCCTTGACCTCTTACGCCATCACCATCCATGCAACGTACTTCATCGCCAGCCTTGACAGTAATTCTTTTCTCACATACTACATGATAATTCGGACGATACACAGAGCCGTTATCAGATGAAAACTCTTTGGTAGTGTTATCATCACAACGGCACTTGCATACCTCCTGCCAGTATTCACCACCGGTACCGGGAATAGGTCTGCCAAACTCATCCTTATCCATCGGGGTGATAACTTTTACCTGCAATATGTGTGGAGCGAATATCATAAGAAAGTCACTTTAGGTTTGTTGCTCAGTTCGTCTTTCAAGCCGTACTGCTTACACAGAAATGAATAGTAATCCTTAATGCCTTGAATGTTCCAAGACATAGAAAAACCGCCTTCACTGATTGAAGTGGCACGGAGTAATAGAGAGGGGATGAACTTCGCAATCGCCACAGAGACACGACCGTGGCAATCCTCGTTCATCTCATCCTCTCCGCTTATATTCGCGTTCAGACACATATCGAAAAAGTCAGCCTCTGACAACTGGATGTCGAAGGTCTGAAACCTTTGCTGTATGTAGTCATTTACTGTCATGCCTCAATCCCTAATGCTTCTTTCAGTTTGGCTGTTGATTCTTCATCCAGTTCTGCAACCTTAGCCAAAAGAGTTTCCTCTTTCATATTGCCGGAAGCCTGCGCACCGATAGATTTCAAAGCATCAATCAAAGTTTTCTTCTCAAACTCCTTTTCAAAGAGGGAAATTTTCACCTCTTTCTTTTCTTCAGGAGCTTTCACTTCGGGATTTTTTGCCTCAATCCGTTCAGCAAGTCTGCGGCTTTCCATATCCAGCACACGGGCTTCCTCACCGACTTCAATCACTTCACCGGGAGTATAATACTTTCCGGTGAACTTGTCGCGGAAAACTGATATAACCTTTACTTTCATATCCTACCTCCTTATGCTGATTGGATGGATGCAATTTCGCTCAAATCGAAATTGGTTATCAAATCTGGATTGGAAATCTGCGGAATCCACTCTGCCGTATATTCCATGTAGCGACCGTTTTTGTCACGGTAGTTAGAGATAAGCATCTGCCCCTCTGACGGGATATAAGTACGTCCTTGTACTGGGTCTGTCGCTTCATACGGGGTATGATGGCGCATATAACCAATGTTGTCAGAAGGTAACAGAGTAATACGGTTATCCGCGTAAATCTGCACATTCTTTCCCGTCTGGTCTTTCACGTAGTCCTCCTTGATTTCGATGCGAGGTAGACCAATGCCGGTGAACACTTCGGAAGCCAAAGAAGAGGAAATCAAACCCGTACTCAACTTCATTTCGTTGCTGCCGAGAATCATCTTGTACTGCTCACCAAATTCAGAAGAGCCAAGCACATTCTTGTTGAAGGTTGCACGGGTCATTATCATCTTGGCATAAACGCCATAGTCCGGTGCCAAGGAATGAAGTTTCTCTCTCAAATAAGAGATAAACATATTCTTTCCGTCCACAACCACATCTCCACTTTTCGGCTTGATAAAATTGAACGGAAGGGTAATCTCCAGCAGTTTATTATTGGTCTGACCGGAAGTGATTGCAGCGTCTTTGTTGTAAACGGTGGCTTCACCAAGCATCAACAGCGCACCGACAATAATATCCATACGCTTGTGGGCGGCAAGGGTAATCTGACGGTAGTCGTCTGCCAGGAAGTTTACAATCTCTTCCATTGCAGCCTTTTGGTCGGCTGACTTAGCGGCATTGAACTTGTCAATCAAATCCTGCAATTCGGAAAGACGGTCAATAGACATCTGATAAGCATCACCCAAATAGGCAATCTCACCATATCCTGAACCGATATTCCTGCGTTCACGAATGGGTTTCTCTCCAAAACGTGAATTGATAGAGCCGGCCATAACTCCGGTTACAGAACCGATATAGTCTTTGAACACACGAGTAGTTACTCTGCGGAAAGTAAGATACTGTTGCCAATAGATTGTGCCCTTGCGTGTCTGGTTCACACGTCTGATGATAGCGGAAACGATGTTCGCATCATCGAATAATGTTTGAATCGTTAAAAACATATCCTACCTCCTTACTCGTTAAACTCAAACCATCCCTTCATGTTGGCTTTATCGTTCTCGGAGAACGGCATAACCAATTTTGAGGGTTCAATTTCTGCGGCTGTACGAAGCAATGAAACCAATGTGATTCCGTCCTCAACCTTTGTACGGTTAAACAGAGCCGAATTAGCCACATGCTTTTGCTTTAAACCATCAACTGCAACCGCATTGAATAATACAGCATCTTTGGCAATATTCTCACCAAAAGCAGCCTTGATAGTCAATACATCGTAGTTGGCATTAGACTTATCAATTGCCGTTACTTCTGCACCTTTCTTGCCGTTTCCGACAAACATACCCACATAAGCCAAAGAGTTCTTAGCTACTTTGATAGACAAAGCCTCTCCACCAGTGGTATAGGCTTCCGCAACTCTCACATTGATTACCGCATAAGCGAACTTGTTTTTCAAGTCCGCACAAATCGGTGTAAATCCGGGAAGAAAACTTCCCACTACCAGGTTCTGCGTGTCGAGTTTGAACGGACCACGTCTACGAATGCCGGTCTGGACATCGTAGCGTTCCTCTTGCTCAACGGGTGGAACCAAGTCATACTTAAATCCTGCTGACATAATTAATTCTTGTTTTGTTCAACAATAGTTTTCGTACCCTCATCAATCATTTTAGCGATAGATTCAGATTCTTTCTCAATCTTCTCTTCCGCTGATTCGGGAGGGGTTACGCCTTTGAAGCCGTCATTTGCGAACTCCTGCTTCAAGTCCTTGAAGTATGCGTCCAAGTCCTCATCGTCCTTAATGGCGCATCGTTTGGCGTAGTTTTCGGGAATACCATACTCTTTTGCCTTTGCCAAAATCTGCTGGCTACGTGTTGCTTGAGCCTTTTCCGTTTCTAACTGTGTTAGCTTATCAGAAAGGTTCTTGTTGGAGTCAATTAAAGCTTGCGCCCATGCAGGCACATCGTCTTTATTCTCTTCCGTTTTGGTGGTTGTGGTAGTCTCGATTGGCTTACCGTCTTTAAGGTTATGCTTCTTCTCGTAGTTGGAAACTGCGGTCTTGGAAGCATCCCCGGCACGGAAATCACCATAGGAATTAAGCACGTCCGAAAAACTGATACCCTCAACAATAGAGTTTACCTTTGTCTCGTCCGTTATACCCTCTGCCTTTTTGGTGGCAATACGGGTTAAGATAGCAGTGTCCACCCCAGTAAACTTCTGTTGCAGCCCTGCCAAGATTTGTTCTAAGATTGTCATACCGTATGAATTTGATTTATAAATTTCTACGGTAAATTTCGGCATTAATAAGCTATGTGAAAAATTATCAGATAGGTGATACACGACAATGAAACGATTGTCGTAAAATGGTATAAAAAAGGCGTGAAACCGAATGGAATCACGCCTAAATAAAGTATTGTAACTTATGCCGGTACAGCCATTAATTCACGCCCTACTGAACGTATTGTTTCTATAATATCTTCAAAACGTTTCTTAGACGGCTTCTTTGTTCCACTTACATATTGAGCAAACAAACTCTGAGAAATACCTAAACGTCGTGCTATGGCAGCAGCATTCAATTCAGGATGAGCTATAAATAAATCATAAAGAGGATTGGATTTCCTTTCCCGAAAGAATCCCTCAAAACTCAAATCTTCATCAAGCTCTCTCCAATGTATTCCGTCATGGCTCGTTGTGAAATTTGCGCGCTGCGCAGGAGTAGCCCATTTCAGCCTTTGGAAATCTGAAAACTTCTCACATGCCTCCTTCCCGTCAGTGGTACGTATCCATACCTCCGTATCAGTCAACCATACCTTTTCAACTATGATATTTTCCATAACCACTTATTTTGATTTATTAAAAAATTTATTCCAATGCTCTGCTATTACTTCTTGATTTTCTTCTATAACTGATTCTACAAGTTTCAGTTCAGATGACTTCAAGCCATTATTTTTGATTAATGTAACTGGAAATAAAGTGAATTTAGCACTTACATCCCCTTTGATTACATGAACATGTATAGGCTCATGGTCATTAGCGTAAAACATAAAACGAAAACCAAATAAAATAAATATCGTTGGCATACCTTTCTCTATTGATTACCCTACAAATATAGGTAATTATTTAATTACCTACAACTATTCAAGCAAAAAATTAGCGGCAATTCTTTGATGTTGCCGCAAAATATTCTATTTTTCTTGTACTAAAATTATAATCCCTATAATTTTTCTGACTAAGAGGCATTTTTCTGTCCCTTATTTCCGATTTGCTCATTCTTTGCCGCTTGGAAAATCCAGTGTAAGCTGCCCCCTAAAACCAAGCGATTCTGCCCCCTTGTGCTAAAATAATCCTACCCCCTTG